CTTAGGTGCGTTCGTTCCCGCTGGAGTTCCAGCAGGGAAGATTGCGACAGTTGCAACTGTGTTGAACAGGTTGTAAAGAATGCCGTCCAAAGCAGTTGAAGCGTAGTCGTTGTGCAGCGATAGGGTAACCGAACCTGATTTTAACCCGCCCAGGTAGGTGCGCCATCCAGAGCTTCCGAAGCTGGACGTCTCCACCGCATCCGATGTGGTCGTTAGCTCGACTGAGTTTACATTCTGCGAGATTGCAGTTCCGTTGAGCTGGACAACAACATCTGTCAAGATTTGTTTTGCCATTTAGTTTTCTCCTATGTGTTAGCTAGCTAAAACACGAACATTGAACTCGGCAGCTAAGTAGGTGATATCCGAAATAATCACCGAGCCATAGTTCGTCATTTCAGTCACTATGACAGAAAAGGCCTTACCGCCAAGTGACTTATCTGATTCTACCGCAAGATAAACAGACAGGTCTCCTGTGCTTGAGCAGTAGGCATCGAGATTCCTTTGAGCAGTTCTTTCATCTACCCTGCCAACAACTACTTGAACGGCGAAGTTGTATTCGGTCATTCCTCGCTGGAAGTCTTGGTGATATTGAACGCGAGCTAATTGGACTATAGCTACTGGAGGAGAAGGGTTGTCTGGGATTGTTGCAGAAACTCTTAGCCCTGGGATGGTTGCAAGGTTAGTAGCAAGCCCATCGCGTAGCTCTGTGATTGAAGCCACCTATGCCATCCTGATTCTGCGGTATGGCTCGACAAGGTGTTGAACATCTGGGTCAAGTCTGAATCCAATTCTCATCGAACCAAGCTCTCCAGAGATGATGCCGAGTGGAGAATCGAGACGCTTGAAAATCCTTGAGGCAAGAATGACAGTTGCCTGAGTGATTGCAACTGGAACTGCTGACCAGCCCCATGTGCCAGTTATGCGAACTGTTGCCTCGCCTTCGCGATATGGAAAGTAGTAATCCTCGATTGCCCTAATTTGATAGTAGCTTGTGGTGATTCCGCCAGCTCTTCCATTTAGAGGCTCAGCTTGCCAATCCTTAGCAGCCCAAGTGGTATCGAAAGTGTCGCCATCCTCTGAGGTCTCGACCAGGCTAAGGCTGATGAAGTCTTCGGTCTCACAGACAAAGTTATCTATTGGCGAGAAAATCTTTGTAGCAGTTCCAGCGTTGTAGAAATAACGCTCGGTGTATGAGTCAATCTGGCGAGACGCTGATTCAACAGCCATCTCCAGCAGGGCATCGTCAATTCCGTCTGCGATTCCTAATGCTGCCTTAATCTGCGGTAATGAGCAATAGCCCTGTGATATAGCCATGAGATTCCTCCAGCCTCTATTCTACCGACATTGTTCTGACCATCTCCGAAATCATCGGGCCTCGGAGGTAGCGGCTATTGCGCCAGAGCAGTCGGTTGGTGTAGCTGAATTTGGTAGCAAGTCTGCGGTCAATCATGTTGGTTATGGTTGGTATCACTTCGATATCATCTCTGCCTAGTCGCTTGGCAATCATCTTCACTAGGTCGTATTTGGAAACCCAGTCATCGGGGACTAGGTGCTGAGTTCCAGCCAATAGGTAATTCTGTTTCATTATCCCTGCGACCACCCTCGCAAACGCCTCAGCTGTCACGCCGTTCCAGTAGTGATTGACAAAGCCGTTTATCCTTGCGCCTTCGGGCAGGTTCTTTACCCAGTCGAATAGCGAACCTTTGCCGTTTGCTCCGATTATCGAGCATCGCAGATTGAGCCAGTTCGCTGCCGAGACCTCGCCTCGCTTCTTGCTCACGCCGTAGGGGTCGGTTGCGTCTCGCTCGGAGTCTTCGGTATAGAAACCTTTGTCACCTGCAAACACGCAGTCAGTTGCAATCTGGATGAAGTAAAGGTCTTTGCGAGTTGCGAGCAGGTGAGGAAAATCGCCGTTTATCTTTTTCAGCCTTTCAACTGTCGGCTTCTTCTGTGGGATTACGCCGATGCAGTTAATAACAACATCGCCTTCGGTCAGCATGAATCGGTCGATTGAGTCAGGTGCTTCATACTCCGAGCGTGAGGGTGCAATCAGGTCAAAAGAAGAAAGCTCTTTGACCATAGCTGAGCCGAGCATTCCCTCAGCTCCCAAAATGAGAACCTTCACCGAAGCGACCTAGCAAGCTGTCTAATCTTCTCCATGCCTTCGGCTCTGTCATCAGGTCCGAGCAATGCTCCAGAGAGTGTCATGCGGTCATAACCTCGGTCATAAACAATCCTCATCGTAGGGGTGTTATACGGCTTTACCAGACCAGTTTTTCTCATGTGTAGCGCGAGACCCCAGTCGGCGAATCTTATGCCTTCTGGGAAGCCTCCAGAGGCTTGCCAGAGGTGTCTGGTCATGGGGTTAGCACCGCCTAGTGGGAACTCATGGTCAAGGGTTTCTGGAGACCAAATACATTGTTGGACTGAATCTGTGCCTTTGGTTCTAATCCAGTCGCAGACAAGATTGCAACCCTCGGCTTCAGCTAACGGAATTGAGTTGAGTCCTCCTGGCAGAAAGTAATCGTCAACATTGCAAAGAGCTATCCACTTGCCAACGCATAGATAGATTGCTTGATTCCAATACTCGGCATAGCTGTTTAGGTTTTCTTTTATTACCCTGACGACACCCTCGTTCGGAACACTCGCCTTGACCGCTTCCCAGTTCTTTTCATCGGTGACAATGTTTATCTCAAACGGCTTTGTCTCAAGCGACTGCACCCCTGCCCACCATTGAGGCAGGAATTGAGAATAACCATCACCCCAAATTGCTAGGGGTAGAGAGATTAGACCAGAGTCTTGAGGAATGGTAACCAATAGTGATTCCAGACTTTAGCATTGTCAAATTGCTGAGCAAACTTGCGGGAGGTTTCCGAGTAACGACCTTCTGCCTTTGAGACTTCATAAGCCTTCTCTAGCTGCTGAGCAATTGAAGGGATTGACGGAGTTTTCCACCATGCAACCTGCGCCTCATCCCAGAACAGTTGTCCCTGAACTTTGAATCCATCTTCTGCAACTAAATCTCTTGGACCAGTCCAGTCGGATGCGATGACTCTTGTGCCACAAGCCTGAGCCTCGATGATTGGGATTTCAAACCCGCCACCAAGAGAAACCTGCAAAGCAACATCAGCAGCAGAGTAAAAGCCAGCTAAGTCTTTGGGGTCAACGCCCAATCGGTAGTCAATGGGGTCAGGGAAAATAACAGAAGACATATCAAGTCCGCAAGCCTCAGCGAGTCGGGGAAGGTGAAAGCCCCCATAAACACCCTTCGGTTCGGTGTGAACATACATGTAAGCGTTCGGGTGATTTTGTCTAAACATTGCGAAGGCCATGAATACAGTATCGAAAGATTTTCTGTGAACTGATTTGTTTGCCTTGTTAGCTGCATTGACAACAATCAAGAAATCGTCTTCTTTGATTCCTAAAAACTCTCTTGCATCTTGCTTGCCGATTTTGTCTGTGGGCTTGAAAGTAGAAACTGTGTCAATCGAGTGAGGTATGTAGATGCCCTCGATTCCGACATCGTTCAGTTGCTCCATGCCAAAAGGCGACATTGCAATTGGAGTCACATTGTCTTTATCCAGCCAACGCTTTACCGCAGGGGGCATTGAGATATGGTCTAGTGGTGTCCAACTCAGAATGTTGGCGAACTCATTTGTAGGCCACATCTCAGGCTTTAGAACCCAGACATCGCAAAGAGTCAGGATGTAATCTTTCCAATCCTGTTTCTTCATTACTTGCATCTTGTGTCCAACTGCAAGAGAGTCCTGCGACATTGGGTCGTAGCCCCTTGCGTAGTGTGGGACTTCACCATATGGGGTTTTGTGCGTTGAGTTGCTTCCTTCTAATCCATAGTTAGAAACATGGGCAACATTCACGCCATGCTTTGCAAGATTGTCAACAAGCTGTCCGACTTGCCAGCCATATCCAGTTGCTTGATATGGCGAATTTGAATAGGTCGTGATTGTTAGGTCTAGCTGTTCTGGTTTCATGTTTTCCTTTCTTTCCCCAGAATAGCAAAATCCCCCGACTTTTGGTCGAGGGACTTGCTAGATATCTTAGGTTGACTATGCAGCCGAACCCTTGAACACCTGGAAATGGGCCTGGTGGGAAAGTGCTGAATCCACACGAAGCATGAAGCGGAAGACGCTCAAATCGTTTCCAAATTTGAAATCATCGCTTCTGTCAACACGCAATCCGCCTGCAAGACGAATCTTGAATGACGGGATGTGTCCAAAGCCCACGCTTGCCGCAGCCGAACCAACAGCAGCGACCGCTGGATTTTCATGCACGCGGTAACCAAGAAGAGTGTCAGCGGTTGCGCCGTTGAGACCAGGCTCAAACAGGTAGTAACCATCTGTCGTCTTTAGCTTGCGAGCATTGCGAATTGCGGTTGGGGACATTAGCCAAGCTGTGCCTGGGAGTCTTCTCACCAGCGGGTCAACGCTGTAGGTGAGGTCAATGAGCTGGTCAGCAGTAAACAGACCACCTGCAATAGTTCCAGAAACACCAGTTCCAGCAGCAGTCATGATTCCTTCTGGCTTGTCGCTTCCGTCACCAGTAGTTAGTGCTGCGTTAACTGCAACACCGATTGAGTTACCAGCAGCACGAGCAAGAACTTCTGCGAGGTCCAGCGAAGAGTCCTGTAGAAGTTCGGAACTTACAGGCACGAGGAATGCATATTTATAAGCTCCCAGAGTGATTGAACTGAAGGTTGGCTCTGACTCGTCAATGGTTGCACCTGGTGTCTCAAGAACAGCAGTTGCGTAATTTGTCAAAATTGGAATCTTCAAATCATTTCCAGCCGCAGTTTCAAAACGCTCTCCGAGGTCGAGCATCGGTCCTGCTTCTCTCGCAAGCTCATATACGCGATTCAGAAAAGACTGAGGCACAACGCCAGAAGCGTTGGATGGTGTCATTGTTCCGCGAGTCTCGAATTGGTGAGAACGAATCTCTCCTCTTACAAGAGCGCGAACATAGTCGTAGTCAGACTTTGAAGTCTGTGTTACTTCGTATCCGCTTGCTAGAGATGCGGCCTTAGCCTCACGCTCTTCTGCCTTGCGGATGGTTTCAATTGCGGCTGCACGCTCGTCTAGGTCTGCGTTAATGCGGTCGAACTTGCTCTGCTCTTCAGCAGTCAAGTCGCGCTTCTCAGCAGCGGCGGAGTCAAGCAGGGCCTTTGCTTCCTCCCATGCCTTTGCACGAGCCTCAGCCTGTGCCTTAATAAAGGACTGTGACATTTGGTCTCCTAATAGTTTTATTGACTTCAGCCGCGCTTACGCAGAACTGAATAACAGGCGGTGCTTACACTCAACCCTGTTTATATTCTACTAGGTAAAGGAAAACCCCAGAGGTAGAAAGGATTAGACCCTCTGGGGTGGTTACTCGCTAAAACCTTGCGCTCAGGGGATGCGCGTTTCAGTTGGTTTAAGAATGCGAGTTTCCTTTGTAGCGGCTGTCGCCGATGCGCCGCTGTTTCTATCGCTGTCTTCGTTGACTGCGACATCTTTGTTGTCTAACTTCCAAATAGCATCAGCCCACTTGTCAGCTAGTGAATAAACTTCTCCAACGCTAGGGTTGCCAGCGATTGCGAGAATTGTCTCTTTGATTTGGTCTTTAGTAGCCATTAGCCCTTCTTTAGTAATAGGTCAAGCTGTTTGCGCTTGAGTTCTAGCAGGTTTGGTTCTTCTGCTTTTTCTTCTTCTACCTGTGTCACAGGCGAAAGAGTGTCAACAACTTTCTTGATTAGCTCTGCCTCAGAGTCGCTTAGGTCTGCGCCCTCTTCTAGCTTTAGAACTGCGTCTGCTAGTTCGTCAGCGTCAACCTGCGCTCTTTTAGCCGTCTTGTCAAGTGAGCGAACCATTGCTTCAGTTGCGGCATAGGCTGGAAAAGCGACAATGCTTGTCTCAAATAATCTGACAGACTTTAGAGTTCTTTCGGTCATTTCGTTGTTCCATGAATCCTTGATGACAGAGAATCCAAATGACATCTTGTTTAGGTCGCCTCTGCGGAGAAGTTCTGCCATGTCTCTGCCGTCAGTTGTATTCGGGAGGCTTGCTTCTACCCTGAGACCAATCTCGTCTTCATAAAGCTTCATTGTGCCTGAGCGAGTAGATGCGAGAACTCGGCCTGTGTCGTGATTGACCAACAGCTTTACATCGTTGCGAGAGCGTAGCGAGCGGCGGAATGCGCCAGCTTCAATAGTCTCAACAAATCCACCCAAGTCTTCTGATGGTGAGTTGAACTTTGCAGCGTAGCCAACAAAAGTCATGCCATCGCCTTCTTCTCTTAGCTCAAAGTTAGCGTCAAAGTTTCTGGTTTCGTGTTTCATCTTTGCTCTCTCTTGCTCCGCTTCTAGTCTAGCGACTACACCTTCTGCGTAAGCCATCGCTCGTCTTGCAGAACGCTTAGTTGTTCCGCCACCCCAAAGAGCCATTGCAACGACTCCTGGCGATGGAAAGTTTTCTGATGAAGGGTTTGCGTCAGGTGAATCTAAATCTCCCAAATGTCTTGCAATCCAAGCTGCGATGCGAACCCACTTGTCGGCGGAGACATTGCCCTCAGCCATTGCTCTAGCTTCTCTGATTGTGCGGTCAACTAATCCGTCACCGCCAAGCCCTTCTGAATACCATTGCAAACCTCTGCGAGCAGATGCTCTCATGTAGGCAGGTGCAGTTAGGTCAACCTGACGAACCTCGTCATCGTCTTCTTCATCAGGTTCATCCATTGGCTCTGGTAGCGGGTCAATCTTTGTCAGCGTTGAGAACTTGTGTCCGACATAAACATCGGTGTCATCCCAACCGCCTTCGACTCGCTGGTAAACCTGAATCAAGGCAGCAGGGTCATCAGGAGTTCCTGTGATTGTAAAGTCGGAGTCTGGGACATTTATTGTTCCGTCTCGCTCAATCTGGACAATCTCGCCTCTGGCTCGACCGCCTGAAGTATTCCAAGAAACATAATCGCCAACCTCTAACTCAGTTGGTCTTGCTCTTTCTCCACCTGGCTCAATGCCCTCTGCAATTGAGACAGCGACCATCTGGTCAATGGCATCTTGCTTGGTTGTGTGACAGCCGATTACTTCGCCGTCTTCTTTGATGGTTGCCCATCCAGCGCAGTCAGGTGATGAATCAGTTATGAAGTATGGCATTAGCCGAGCCTCGCATTCACAGTTATTGTTCCCCCTAGTGCAACCGCTGTTCCGTTTATTGTGATGCCACCTGCGGTTGTGTTTATGCTGATTGTTTGAGTTTCAGCGTTGTAAACAATCGGCGATGTTGCAGCTACAACTCCAGATGGCCCTTGTGGGCCAGTTGCTCCAGTTGCGCCTTGCGGTCCTGTTGCGCCTGTTGGTCCTGTCGCTCCAGTAGCTCCTGTTGCTCCTGTTGGTCCAGCAGGTCCAGTCTCACCCTGAATACCCTGTGGGCCTTGTGCGCCAGTCGCCCCAGTAGGACCAGCAGGGCCAGTTGGACCAGTATCGCCTGTGTCGCCTTTATCGCCTTTGTCGCCCTTGAGTCCTTGAATACCTTGCTCGCCCTGAATACCTTGCGGACCTTGTGAGCCTGTTGCCCCAGTTGCTCCCGCTGGTCCTGTGTCCCCTGTGTCACCTTTATCACCCTTGTCCCCCTTGACACCCTGCGGCCCTGTTGCACCTGTCGCCCCTGTTGCGCCTGTCGCTCCAGTTGCGCCAGTCGCTCCTGTGTCACCCTTGTCACCTTTTGGTAAAACAAAGTTCAAAGTCTGCGATGGTGCTGTGCCTGTAACTGTTACCGCTGCGGCAGTTCCGCTGGTAACTGTTCCAACCGATAAAACTGTTGGTTGTCCTAAGACTGTCTCATTGACCCAGAGCTGTGTTGCGGAATCATAAACAAGCGACTGTCCATCGGTTAGGCCATTGAACTTGACATTGTGAAGTTCGTCTAGTTCGTATCCATTCTGGATGTTGACGAATAGAACACCATTGTTCTGATTGGCTCTAACGCAGTAGCCAATAAAGACTGAGTTGTTTGGCGGGACTGGCTTTGTGGAAGTTAACCCACCTGGAACTGTTGGGGAAAGCCAAACTGCTGCGCCTTCGGTTAGTCCGTTCGTGTTTATGTTTCTGACAAGTCCAAAGCTGGCAGCGAATCCTTTGCTTCCACCACTAATTGTCTCTGCCATAACTGCAATGGTTTTTGAGCTAGTAACCTCTGAGTTTGCCTGAGCGTATGCGACAAGTTTGTTATTGCCATCTGAGCCTGTGACATAGACAGCCTTGCCTTTAGTGCGTTCGGTGTTATCCGAGGACTTTGCCAAGATGAAAAGCTCTTGCCCGACATTCTGATTGACAGTCGGGGTCATGCCAAGCTCTAGGGTTTTGTCTGCGTCATTCCAGCCGATGCGACCAACTGCAATAGAGGGAACTGAATTGACATTGAACTGGATGTAGGCAGGCTCGGCGATTGCTGTTGCGCCGATGATGTTGTCTACAAGTGTGGCTTGGTTCTGATTGACAGTTGCGCTGAATGTTCCGCTAGTGGTTATTGTTGCGGTATTCGGTGCGGTGACTTGAACAATGCTTGTCCCACTTGTGACTGTGATTACGCTCAACGAGTTACCTCTGGGTCAACATTGAAGTTGCCTTCTAGTAAGCGAGTGACATAACCTCCCGAAGTCACTAGCTCAAGGTCATAGACATACTGACCAGATGGAACGCCTGCGGTTGTAGTTGCAGAGATATCGAGCAGGATTGAGCCAGCAGTTCCGCCTAGTGTGATGCCAGTTCCAGATGTAAGGCTGATGACAGGTGTTGTTGAATCATAAGTTTCTCTGACCTGCATCCTTGCCGAGTAGCCAGTCAAATTGACCGCTGTTCCGTTCAAAGTCCAAGTCAGGTTGTAATCAAAAGTTGCGCCTTGCCAGCAGTTTAGGTTTAGCGTTGCGGGTGCTTGCATTATCCCTCCAAATAAACAGAGCTTGGGTCGGCAGGGTTAATCTGTGCGACACCTTGAAGTTGAACGCTTGGAACGCCTGTGTGTGCGATTGCGGGCAAGCCCATAGCAGCGAGTGTTTCGGCAGGGTCGAAACCTGCAACGATTAGTCGCTGTGCCATGAGGACACGCTTGTCGGTTGCAGATAGGTCTGCTGCGTCAATGTTGACATTCGCAAGTGGAACTCTAAGGATGTCTCCGCCGTCAATCTTTGATAGACCTTCTGCGACTCTTGCGTCATTGGTCGTCAAGATTCCAGCTTGTATTCCCTGCGAGTATGCGTTGAACCTAGATTGAACATCGCCTCTTAGAAGAGCATTCATGTTGAACTCAACAAATGCGCCCTGTCCGTTTGGATAGACCTGAAGCAAAGTCGAAAGTGAATTCTCAATAATTGCAACATAGGGTCTGAGCGTATGGGTGACAAACTCGATTTGAGTGGCCTCGACCGATGAGAAAGTTTGAGTGCCTGGCAGATTCATCATGTGCGAAGGAATGTTCCAGATTCGACACAGGTCTTCAATAAACATCCTGCGTGAGTCAAGTAGCTGTGACTCTTCTGGGTTTATGCCTATGTCTTTGATGTCAAGACCAGAGTGCAGAACGATTGTCTTGTGAGCTTTTCTCCAACCGCCATGACGAGCATCTACCGACTTAGCAAGCATCTTGGCTTGGTCCTCTGTCAGAGACTGAGGAGTCACTAGAGCGTAGTTACCTGATGCGCCTTGTCCAAAGAATCGCTGAGCGTATGAGTCAAGAGCAAGTCCTAGACCAAGTGCGTCTTTCATTTCTTCGACTCTTGAGACACCGCGAATAGCACCTGGTCTCATTACCGATTCGACAATGTGCAGAATTTCGTCTGAGTTGTAAGTCTTCTGGTCTTCTTCATAGACGAACATGACGCGACCATTGCGGTTGCGCTTGACTTCAATCTTGGTTGGATTTAGAACCATAAGATTCAGAGGCAACCCGTTTTCGTCTCTGAAGACTCGGATAAAAGCGTTGCCGTCAAGCATGAGGGAAGCGATGATTGAGCTGATGAATGGAGTGCGGTCAACAAAAGAAACATCTGGTCTGTTTACCCAGTCAGGCTTTGGCCTCATTAGAAGCTTCTGTCCATCTCTGCGAACCCATGCTTCCATTGGGAGAGTTGAGATTGTTCCAGCGATTAGCGAGATTGCAGCCGAGACTCCAGCGAGCTTATAGATGTTGTCTTCGGTTATGTAAGTGCCAGAGTTGTTCTGAAGTTCAAAGTCAAGACCCGCACCCCAAAGGCTGTTAGGTGTGACTGCTCGTCTCTCGAATAGGTTATTGAGCATTTGTTCTCTCTAGTGCTAGGCCAAATAAGACTGAAAAGACTCCAAGTCCAATTAGACCTAGAGGTAAGAAAATTATTCCTAACCCTGTGCTGATTAGGATTGCCCCTGCAACCTGTAGAGCTGTGACCAATTTAGAAGACATAGACACCTGGAG